GAAAGAAGATTTGTTCTTTAGAACTAGCTACAATTTCTTAAAGATTTGTTCAGAATATCGTATTCCGTTATTTTTAAACACTAAGTTAGGACTTGTTTGCAATAACGAGGAATATTTTAATCTTTTAGCTGACTATAAAGCTCCTATTGTTGTTTGTTGTTCTTTTTCTACTACGGATGACGCTGACGGAAAGATTTTAGAGCCTTTAACTCCTCTTCCTTCGGTTAGGCTTAAAACATTAAAGGCTTTAGGACAGTATTCTCATATCAAGACTTGTATTTACGCTTCTCCTTTTATTCCTAGTATCACGAATAAAGACCCTGAGAAGTATATCAAGGACGTTATGGAAGCGGGAGCGTTTTGTGTTCATTTAAGAGATTTCTTTATTCAGGGAAGTATTAGAAACAATTATTATTGGAAACAATATATTGAGAAGAATAAAGAGTTCCTAGAACCTTTTCCAGGAGGTTATCATGTAAATTATGCCACTAAGAAGAAGTTCTATCAGAAGTTTACTGAATTAGGTAAACAGTATAATCCTCAGTTTGAAGTAGTAGGGATGAAGGCTAAGTGGTTTGAATTGAATCCTTTTCACGGAAAAGCCGTTTATGACTATCTTCCTAAAGAGTTTAAGGACGGAGTTTCTGATTTTACCGCTATCCCTATCTTAAGGAAGATTAGAGAGCGTTTAAACGAGCCTCAGTTACTGGTTTATAATAAGCTAGGACACGACCCTAAGAAGATTAGGCTTCCTGAGCGTATTAGAAGTAACGAGGGGAATATTAATAATGTTATGGATTCGAGGTCGAACTGTTCTACTCCTGATGTTCAATATGAATTAACAGGAGAAGAATGGCTTAAAGGAGTGACGTGGAACGGATGGACGAAGGATGAACCTAGCGGTTTTATGAGCGAACTAGACTATATCTTTCCCGTAAAAGGAGCTAAGGGATATACTAAAGACGAGGACGGAAATTATCTTTACGCTTATATCCCTAAAGAATATTTCAGATTAGTTAAAGATGAAAGTAAAACTCGTTTATTTACACCTACAGAAATGAAAGAGTTTAAAAATCCTTACGTCGATATTCTAGACGTAGGAAAGTTTTATATTCCTGAAAGACAAAGAGGAACGGAGGATAAATTTCTTGTCTAAAAAAGTTACTATAGCTTGTTTTTCGGATAATCACGGAAAAATTGTAAAGAATATTCCCAACGCTGATATTGTGATAGCTTGTGGAGATGTTACGTATGACGGAACGAGATGGAGTTTAGACAAATTCTTAGGTTGGTTCTCAGAGCTTCCTCATAAAGAAAAGATTTTTATAGCGGGGAATCACGATTTTTGTTTACAGAATGATATTTGTAAGGCTATGATTCCTAAGAATGTTGTTTATCTTCAGGATACTCTTTATAAATCTAAAACAGGATTAAAGATTTACGGAAGCCCTTATGTTCCTAAATTTTTTGATTGGTGTTTTATGAAAGAAAGAGGAGAGGAAATATCGGAGGTATGGAAAAAGATTCCGAAGGGACTTGATATTTTAGTGACTCATGGACCAGCCTCAGGAGAATTAGACGAGAATAAAAGAGGAGTACAGTGCGGATGTTACGATTTAGGGAGGTATATTAATATTAAAAAACCTAAAGTTCATCTGTTCGGTCATATTCATCACAGTCGGGGTATGAAAAAGCTAGGAGATACTCTTTCAGTAAATTGTTCAATTTTAGATGATGATTATGATTATGTTTACAAACCCTATTTAATCGAGGTAGAAAAATGATAAACTTTAACGGAAAAGTTACAAATAGACCTTATTTTGTTCTGAGACAGCTCTTTCTAGCTTCTCTTGTTATTTTAATGTTTTGTTTATTTGTTAAGATAGCTTATTCAGAGGAAACAGAAAGTCAAAAACGTTATATTCAAGGAATTGAAGACGAAATCAAAAGGCGCCATGAGCTAGAAATGGCTAAGGCTCAGATTGAGATTTTAGCTAGGTTAGAGATGGCGGGGGCTTCGAGGATTAATGTTTCTAACGGAAGCTATAGTTCTTCTGAAAGTAAGAATAAAATTAATAATATATTCAAAAACAATAGTACTCAGAAAAACACAAACAAGTAAGAGGTATTCATGAAGAATGGCTATGATATTCGGGTCGTCTATGACGAAGAAAAGAATAAGATTCTTCTAAAACCTGAAGGAAAAGAAATCTACATTTTCGGTCAAGGAGATGATAATAAAAGAGAAGATATTTATAATAAACTGAAAGATAAAAACATCTTCTTTCATAAGCTCTTTTACGCTCTTAAAAGTAAATTAACAAAGCTTAAACTAGCTCTTATCAAGAACTATCAAATTGATACATTTTATGAAAGCGATATTAAGGTAGCTAGAGAACTTAAAAAAGAGAACAAGGATTTAGAGGTATTTATTCCTGTTCCTGATTTCTCTAACTCCTTAGATAATAAGGACATACGACAAAAATTAAAGGATTTTAATAGCTAGGAAATATATTTCAAAAAGGGGTTGACTTTTAAGCGTTTTTTGATATTAAGAATTGTAGGAGGAGATAAAAATGAAAAAAGGTAAGAAAGAAGTTCTTACAATAGAATATGACCCTTATAGCTACATTTACGAGTTAAGAAACGTCGTTACTGAAAAACGCTATATAGGGCAAACTAAAAATTTAAAATTGAGACAGTGGACACACTTCTATAAGCTAAAAGAGAATAAACACGGAAATAAGGAATTACAGAGGGATTTTAATAAGTACGGAGAAAGAAACTTTGTCTTTTCTGTAATTGAGAAAGTTTTAGAAGGAGAAGCTAACAAGAGAGAGAAGTATTGGATAAGGTCGCTTAGAGAAAGAAATTTATCTTATAATCTTCAAGACGGAGGTAGTCCTGAAGATAAACTAGTCTCTAATGAAACATGGAAGAAACTAGTTTTAGCTCATATCGGTAAAAAACACAAAATGTCAACAATAGAGAAGATGAAAAAAAGTCAAAGGGAACGTAGGTTAAAAGAAAAAGGATTAATCAATGTCTAAAAATAGTAAAGCTAATAACAGTAAGACTAAAGAAAGTATGAAGTGTAGTTTTTGTAATAAGAAAAGGAATACTTCTTTTTATTCCCTTTCTAAGCTTTTAGTAATGACAGATAAGAAAGTTGTCGAAGTAGGATTACTCTCTTTAGTTAAGAATCTTAATTCTTATACTATTAAACATTGTATTCATTTATCGGGTTCTGAGATTATCCTTTTTAGACCTGATATTTTTGTAGAATATCTTAAGGAATACTTTAAAGAGAATATTGTTTCTTATAGCTTTAAAGAATATCAAATTTGTGAACACTGTTTTAAAGAGTATAAGATTTTAGTTCCCGAAAAATAAGGAAAGGATAAAAGATGAACACTGAATATTTAGAAAAACTTTACGGTAAGGATAATCGTTTAGAAGAATTTTTTAGTCTAGTAGCCTCTCAGCTTCTTTACGGAGGAAAAAAATACGCTCTAAAAGGAGCTAAGTCTAGAGAAAGTACTGATGAGCTTTTTGATATTCACGGAATGACTTGGTTGTTTGGGACAATCCACAAGTACTGCTTTCGCTTCTCTAATCTCAAGAGAGAACGAGATTTACTTAAGATAGCGACTTATGCTTATTTAGTTTGGTTAAAGAGGGGATTTTTCTGTAAAGCGTCAGGGGTTTCCGAAGGATTAGATACTTCTCTAGCTATTAAGGAAATGTTCTTTCCGACCTTTCAGAGTTTAGTGACTGATTTCAGTAAACATTTTTCAGTCAAAGGCGAACCTATTCAGGTTATCGCTAATTTAATGTCGATGTGGTCAAACGGAATGTGGAGCGATATATCGGAAGAAGCTATTTTCACTGTCTTTTTGCTTTCCTACTCTGTTTGGGAAGCAGAGGGATGGAAAGGAGAAGACCAAGACATCAACAACGAAGAAAAGTCTAAGGTCGGATAATATGAAAGACGAAGATTTGTTTGAAGAAGAACAGTACTTAGATATTGTAGGTTATTGCATTTACTGTAAGGAACCGATTCAGTTTCAAGAAGAATATGTTGTTAAGGGGAAAGATTTTTATCATCTTAATTGTTATAATCAATTAACGCAATATTCGGAAGACTATGGAACAGATACAGACGAAGACGTATAATAAGAGAGTAGTTCTTGTTGACATTTCATACTTTATGTTTGCTAGTATATTCTCTTACGCTAAAAGAAAAGATTATCCCCCTACTTTTACGGCTTTAAGGATGATGATAGGAAATCTTAAGCGAGTAGGTATTCGCCCTGACGATTTAGTTATTCTAGCGGTAGATAGTAAGAAGGGTTCGTGGAGGAAGGAAATTGACCCCGCTTATAAAGCTAATCGTAAGGAAAGCCGTGAGAAACATGATATTGATTGGAAGAAACATTTTGAAGAGTTTAATGATTTATATGAGAGGTTAGATGGAGGAACGCCCTTTCATGTGTTGACAGTAGAGAAATTAGAAGCTGATGATATCATTTCCTTTAGTTGTCGCTATTTTAAAGACAGGGAGTGTATTATTATTAGTGTAGACGCTGATTATGAACAGTTAGTAGCGTTTCCTAATGTTAAGCTTTTCAGTCCTATTTCAAAGAGATATAAGACAGTAAAAAATCCTTACGCTGTTTTAGCTTCTAAGATTAGGAAAGAACAAGCGGATAATTTAATAACGGAAATCCACACAGAGCTGGATTACGAAAAGAGAGAAAAAATTGTCAATCTTCTTAGATTACCTGAAGAAATTGATAAAAAGGTCGAGGAAGTAATTCACTTCCTCCCAGAAAAGGACTTCGACTATGAACTAATACCCTTCAATTCGATACGAGAATCTTTCAAGACGATATACGGAAATGAGAAGTATATTGTTCCTGAGAACTCTTTAAGTCGAGCTGAAAAACGAAAACTCCGTGAGGAGAAGCGGATTCAGAAACTCAAAGAGAAATACGAAAAAAAATTAAAAAAAATTGAACAGAAAAATAAACTGTTCTAACAAGGAGAACAATCAATGAAAGTGTTAGCAATTGGAAAGGGAGGAAAAGTTTTTAAGGTCGGAACGAATGAGTCGGATGCGAAGTGGTATGTCACGGATGAGGTAGCGCAGTACGCTAAACAAGTCAAGATAGGTGATGAAATTGAACTGAAGGCTAGGGTTGAAGGTAGGAATAACATTCTTACTTTTATCAAGATTACAGGGTCTTCAGCTCCTACAGGAGGTACTACGGCTTCTACTCCCTCTAGTTATCAGAAAAAGGCGTGGACTCCTTACGAGAAGCCTCAGGAAGTTCAGGACAGTATAAGACGCCAAGCATGCGCCCACGCCGTGAGTAGAACTCTTATCGGTCTTCAGGGACAGTTTGATGTTAATAACGTTACTGAAATCATTGATGTTCTTTTCGCTAAGTATCTTGATTTAACTAAGTAAAAAATATAAAAATCGTAACTGTGCTAAAGTGTGAGGATTCGTCACCCTCTTTGAGGCTACAGAGCCTACCCGAAACTATCTAGGAATATAGCGACCGATGACAAACGGTAAGCCTTACAGATTGTCTAGACAAAAAGTAAGGTCAACGGATAGTAGTTACGATTTATTTTTTTAACTGAAAAGGAACTCATGAAAGAAATTCGTCTTAAAACTATAGAGTATTTAGAGAAAGTGGTTCCTAATTTTAAAAAGACTAGAGGAAAGAATATCAATTTTACTTGTCCTCAATGTCTTTCTGACGAACCGACTTGTCATTTAATCTCTCCTACTGTCCCTGTTTTAATGTGTACAAAGTGCGCTTCACAGGGAAAGGGAAGATTAGGATATGTAGATGAGTACTACGCTAAAGTCAGAAATTGTACGCCTGATGAAGTATTACAGGATATTGTTAAAGTATTATCTTTAACTACTCCCGCTCCTAAGACGCTTAAAGAATTTCTTGATTTTTATGAACAAATGAAATTTGATTTAGTTCCTGTTTCTAGGAATAGTAAAGCTCCGATTGAAATGGCTTGGACTACGAAAACTCATACGGATAGGAAAGAGTGGGAGAAGTGGTTAGAGAATAAACTGAATATCGGAGTTAAGGCAGGAGAATGTTCTAACGTTACTGTCATTGATATTGATACGGCTGAAATTCCTGAAGAGATTGATAAGCTTAAAGGAGAAGAAGTTCTTATTCAGAAGTCTCGTCAAGGATGGCATCTCTTCTATCAGTACGAACCTGAACTTGTTACTACTCGTATTGATGAGATGAAGATTGATATTCTTAATAACGGAAAACAATGTATTCTTTATCCCTCTGAGATTGACGGATATTTTAGACAGTTTGTTACTGATTTGAAACCTATTCCGAAGATGCCTTCTGCTTTGAAGGATTATATCAAAGAAAAAACAGGAAAGAATCCTGTTACTAAGACCTTCTCTGAAATTCTTAAAGAGGATATTCAAACAGAGAATTTTCATTCAGACGTTATTCAAGAAGGTAATAGAAATAACTTTATGATTCGTTTAGGAGGAATCTTAAAGAAGGAATTAAATCTAGGACAAGTTTGTTATACTCTTGATATTATTAATCGTCATTTTTGTAAGCCTTCTTTAGACCCTAGAGAATTTAGAAATCTTGTCAATCAAATTGACAAATATGTTTCTAATGATTTAAATGATACAACTTCTAAAGTATTAGCTTATCTTAAACTTGTAGGAGAAGCTACAGGACGAGATATTCAAGAAGTATTAGGAGAAAAGAAAGAGATTGTTGATAAAGTATTAGCTCATCTTATGAGAGAAGGATTAGTTCTCCGTAAGAATAGAATGTACATAGCCGTGAAGAGAGCTGATTGGAAGAATGAGTTTCCTACTCTTTCTCCTGAAGTTCCTTTTAAAGTTCCTTATTTCAATGATGTAGCTCATTTTAATTACGGAGACATGATTCTTTTAGGCGGTAGAAGTAAGGTAGGTAAATGTATTTCCGAGGGATTAGTGTATACAAATCAAGGACTTAGAGACATAGCCGATATAGGAAAAAATCATCCTGATGGAACTTCTACTCTAACAAAACATATAAGAGTATATAGCGGAGATTGGAAGAGAAAAACTTTTACTCATCCTAACTATTTTTACAAAGAAAAAGTTAATAATACAATAAAAATAACTACTCATCACGGCTACGAGTTAGAGGGTACACCAGACCATCCTATTTTGGTTGTTAAACAAGGAACTAATAATATGTCTGAAACGGAATGGAAAAAACTCAGAGATATTACAGAAAAAGACGAGGCGGTTTTAGTTACTCCTAAGAACAAACAGTCTAAAAGAATAAAAAAACAATACATTCCTATTTTTAAAGTATCCAAACACGCTACAAATTTAAAACATACTGATTTTGACATGAGAATTACTCCTGAAATGAGCAAATTATTCGGCTATATAACAGGAGATGGACATGTCTATCATAGTAATGTAAGAATTTATCAGAATAGTAAGGATACTCCTATACACGACGAAATTAGACATCTATGTAAAAAAATAGGGCTTCCTTTAAAAGAAACAATTTCTAAAAACGGAAATATGATTACATTTATAATTTCCTCTGTAAAGTTTTCTTTTTTCGTTAGAAGAAAGTTATTTGAGATAAGAAACAATAAAATATTTAACATCGGAAGTCGTTTTAGATTCTTTCCTCGTTGTATTTTATCGGCTAATGAAGAAGTACAGATAGGGTTTATAGAAGGTCTTTTTAATTGTGAAAGTTGGATAAATAAACAAAAGGGAATCAGCGTAGGGCTAACTAATCCAAAGCTAATTAAACAGCTTCACGTTATTCTATTAAAATTTGGAGTAATAAGTAGACTTAGACTGCGTATAGGATATAAAGGGCACGAGACGGGAAGATTAACTATACCTGCTTATTTCGTACAAAAATTTCTTAAAACCTTTAATTTAGCTAAATACAAAAATCATCTTTTTCAAGAAAATAACAAGCTACCTTATAACTTAAAAGAGGTCGGTAAGAATCAATTTAAGGAAGAAGCTTCTTTCTATTTAGATAAAATAAAAAAGATTGAATACAAAAATGAAGAAAAATACGTATATGATTTTAATCTAAGTTCAGATAAATATAAAAAAGCTAACAGATTTTGGGTTAATGGATTTGTTTCTCATAACACTACTCAAGCTATGAATATTATTAAGAGATTCGTAGCTCAAGGAGTTAAGCCCCATTATATGTACCTTGAGACTGGATGTTTTGACGAAGAAACTGAATTACTAACAAACAACGGTTGGAAGAATTTGGATAGTATACTAGAAACTGACAAGGTTTTAAGTTTAAATCCTATGGAAGGTTTTTCCGTTTATAAGCCAATTACTCATATTTTTAAAGAGAATTATAAAGGAAAAATGCTTTCGTATAAGAACGATGCTGTTGACTTTAAAATAACCCCTAATCATAAAATTTATTATAGAAGTGAGTATGAAGATTTTTATGAATTAGATGAAATTAGAGAGGTTATTAAACATAACAAGAGTATTAGATTTAAAACTAACTTTAAATTGAGAGATAATCATTTTCGTGTCTCTGAAATTAAAATAGGTGAAAAATACTTTAACAGAACCGCTTTAATGAAATTTTTAGGATGGTTTATTTCAGAAGGTAATTTGACAGGTACAGATATTCCTGAACATTCTAAAAAAAGAAAAGTTTGGAAAATTCAAATAACTCAAAGAAAAGAAACCTATAAAAAAGAACTCTTAGCTATGTTTTCTGAGCTTGGATTTACTCCAAAAATATCAAGAGGAGAAGTTTACTATATAGACAGTAAGGAATTATATGTTTGGTTAAGAACCTACTGTTATCATCCTGAACTAAAAAGGATGAGAAGGTCTTATATTAAATATATTCCTGAAATTGTTATGGAAGCTACTCCTGATGATATTCGAGTATTTTTAGATTCTTATATTATGGGAGATGGACATTTTTCTATAAGAAAAGATGGAACAAGAATCAATCATATTTCTACAGCTCAAAAACATTTGGCTGATTCCCTACAACTTTTAATGTTAAAACTAGGAAAATCAGCTTCTTTAAAATTCTATAAAAACTCAACTCTAGGATGTTATAGAGTAACGGAAATAATTGAAAATGAAGTTCAAGTCAAAAAAGATAAAATTACAGAAGAGAATTATGACGGAAGAATATGGTGTGTAGAGACAAAGCCTTATCATTTAGTTTTTGCTAGGAGAAACGGATATTGTTATTGGTCTGGGAATTCTCGTTTCCTAAAAACGGCTCTAACTTTAGGATTAAAAGAGGGAGATTTTTATCACGCTTTCGTTAGCGACCCTACTAAAGTTGAATTAGAAAAGAACGCTGTTACTATTTTAGATTGGTTACTTATTGATAATTACGCTGAAACGGATAAGGTTTTAAAGTATTTCGTTGAACAGCTTAATAAGACTAATGGTTTTCTTATTATCTTTATGCAACTTAAAGAGGGAGATAATTGGTTCGCTCCTAATATGATTCATTTCTTTCCTGCTTTAGCCGCTAGATATATATATGATAAAGTAGAAACAGGCTACGGAACTACGGGGGCGTGGGTGATTGACGCTGTTCGTGACCCTAAGAATCATAGCAAGGGTGGTAATTTACCATGCACGTATGACTGGGTTAATAAAACATTAAAACTAAATGGAGAAATTGATGAAAAAGAAGAAAGAAAAGATGAAGACCGTCCCTTTTAGGAAGTATTTTTATGAATGTTCTTGTAGCGGAGAAGGACTGATTACTGACGAGGACGAGAATTCTATTTATGTTTCGCTGTGGAAATTGGGATTCGGTCAGAAGAGTCACAGTAGTTTAAGAGAAAGGTTAAGATGGGCTTGGAATCTCTTAACAAAAGGAACTCCTGATATTTCAATTTGGACAGATTACGTGATGTTTACTCCTGATACGGCTATTGAAATATCAGAGGATTTATTCGCTAGAGGAGTTAGATTAAAACAAACCTCTACTTTGAATAAGAAGGTGAAGAAGAATGTCTCTAAAAAAGAAAATTGACCATCGTGCATTTGTAAACAAGTATTTTAAAGACCCGACTCATCATTTACCTATGATATCGGGAACAGGGCATAACACTCCTAAATATGTTTCTCCTAATATTAAAAAAGCTAAGAAGTTAAGGAAATATAAAACAGTACATGAGTGTTATTGCGGAAACACAGAGGAGAGAGAATCTATATTAAGAAATACTTTAATGTTTCTTAATAAAAAATCTTTTGTAGCTTGTTCTAGATGTACAAATTTAATGAAATTGAAAAGAATCGAGGAAAATATATTTGTTATAATATATTTATACGCTAATTGCTTATTACAGAGTTTGAAAAGAAAATAGGAAGACCGCTTAAAAGAAATATTACAGTCCTCGGACTTGATACAGCAACCAAGAGCGGTTGGTGCATTCTAAAAACAACGAAGAAGAATATTACTTTTAAGTACGGAACATTTAGGGTAGAGACAAAAGAAACCTATTCTAAATACAACGAAGTAATTAGACTGTTTCAAGAGTTAATTCAACCTAATCATAAAGTAGTTATTGAGGATACTTTCTTTAGATTTAATCCCAGAATGTACTGTATGATATCAAGGATCGGAGCTATCGCTTATACTATAGCTCATCTTAAGGGCTGTGAAGTAGAGTATATTCTAGCTACTTCCGCTAGATGTAGATTAGGTTTAAAAGGAAACGGAAAGAAAGAAGATATACAAGCTGAGTTTCTTAGAATGACAGATATTAAAGAGTTGGATAATGATATTGTGGATGCTGCAATCTTGGCTGTAGGCGGAGCTATTGAAAAGCTGATTTAACCACAAGATTTCACTTGACAAATTTAAAAACGTATGATAGAATAAAGGTTCTATGAGTAAAGAAGAAAATAAGAAAACAGTTAAAGGATTGAAACAGATGTCAGATAAAGATAATTCATTAGAGCATTTTTGCGCTAACCATTTAAAGGAAATAGACCCTACCGCTAGAAAAAGTAGAGGTTCAGGGTGCGGAAATGAGATAGCTGATATTAGTAATAAGTACTTTTATGTGGAATGCAAACAGCAATTAACACGTGAAAACTTCACTTTTGATAGGAAGGTATGGTTGAAACATTTGAGCGGATTACCTATTGTAACAAAGAAGATTCCTTTTATGTGTTATGAAAATAAATTACATGAAAGATATGTAGTATTAGAAGCAGAAGACTTTTTTAAAATTGTTAAAAATCTTATAAAAGAAAAGGGAGAAATTTAATGTTAGTTAAATTGAATAAACTTTGGAACTCACAGAAGGCGTTAGGGGCTTTAAATATTATTAAGGATTTACCTATTAAAACGAGCTATTGGATAGGGAAAAATACGAAGAAGATTTCTAGAGAAATTGAACTCATTGAAGAGAAGCGTAGGGATTTAGTCAAGAAATACGGAACTGAAAATGAGAAGAAAGAAACTTCTGTTCCTCAGGAAAAGATGGAGGAATTTACAAAGGAGTTTTACGACCTTCTTGATACTGAAATTGAAGTTGATTTGAGGCTTTTTAATATTGATGAGTTTACAGGAAAAAGCGGATTGACAGGACAGGACATGTTACAGCTCGATTTTCTTTTTCAAGACAATGAACCTAAAACAGAGGCTAAGTAAAAACCAATGGGACGACCGAAAAAAATCAAATCTACTGAAGTTCTTGTGAAAGAAGCTGAGACTGAAATTAAGAAAGCCGTAGCTGATAAACACGATGACGCTCGTAAAGCTAAACTTCGTAAACTTCTTCAGGATATTAATAAGAAGTATGAAATTGACGCTGTTCATTTCGGAAGCGAGGAGAAGGAGTGGGAGAAGATTGGTTTCGGTGTTCCTCCTATTGATGAGATGTTAGGGGGCGGTATTCCGAGAGGTAGGTTTTCCGTTCTGTGGGGGCCACCCAAAACAGGGAAGACTACGCTTGTTTATAATATGATAGCTAACGCTCAAAAGAAAGGGTTGGCGGTTTGTTTGATGGCTCTTGAGGGATTTGACGCTGAGAGAGCTAAACTTTTCGGAGTTGATTTAGAGACTCTTGTTGTCGGTCGTTTCCCTAAAGCTGAACAGTCTTTAGATACGCTTATTAAGCTTTCTAAGGATAAGGTTGTTGATTTAATTATTGTAGATAGTATTCACAGTATGGCTCCTAAAGGAGAATTAGAGGAAGGAAAAGCGGGGAAAGAAAAAAGTACTGAAGCGGATACAATGGCTCTACTCGCTAGAAAACTATCTCAGTTTTTTAGGATGGCTACTGACCCTGTTTATCGAGGAAATGTAGCGGTTCTTCTTATCGGACAGACTAGGACTAGTGTAGGGTTTATTGCTTTTGAACAATTAAGCGGAGGGAACGCCTTATTGCACTCAGCTAAGTTAATTATGCACCTTCGGAGGGGTCAGAAGGCAGACGCTCCTGTAGAACGATTTAAAGACGATGAAGGGAAGAAACAGGAAATTATTATCGGCTTTGATACAGCGATTAAACTTGAGAAAGTTCAAGTACCTAATTGTAGCCCTGAAGGTTCTGAACTTCACCTTCCTTACCACTATGATAAAGGCTTTGTATGGGAGTAAATTCTTTTAGTATCGGTAATCCTAATTACACTACTCATAATGATGATTGGAGTGAAAAATAATGGCTAAGAGTTCTAGTAAATCAAGTAACTATTCAAATGAACGAAGATTAGTTAATAAGAGAAAGAAACAGGATAAAAAAGCTCTTAAATTAGAGAAAAGGAAAGAATGGCGTCTAAAAAAGTACGCTGAAAAGAAACTTGAAGAAATGTCTAATACTACTCGTAGGTTATTGAAGAAGTGGACTAAGGATGAGAAATATAACCGAAAGAGTAATAAACTGTGAACAAAAAATGTAAGGAATGTAATAGTGAAGTAGTTTTTATGGACGATTCAATTAATGACGACAGTAGTTCAGGTTTTTACTTGTGTCCGAATTGTCACGAAATGTACTCAATCGAAGAAATCGAAAAAGGAGATTAAATGAAATACGAAGAGATAGATTCATATTTTACTGATTCTGAAAGCGTTCTAGAGATTCTCCCTATTTGTAGCGAACAGTTTACTCGTATTGATGAAATCGGAGGGATTTTAAGAAACAGGGGATTTTCAACACCTGTGGAAATCGAAGCTCTCCTGAAGGAACTCAACGGAATCAATATTTTCTTGACTCCGATTTTAGGTGTAGCTACTACGGCTAAGACTGAAAACGAGGACAGGGAATATCATGAACGAAAGATGATGTTAGAAAAAGAAGGAGCTAAGGTAGTAGACGCTGTTTTAAATCGTGAGGCTTCTTTCGCTATTTCTAATTATCGTAGAGTTCGTAATGTTATTGAGGCGTATATTTCAGTAGTGAATACTCTTATTATGAGTTCTCAATCTCTTCTTAAGAACAGCGAAAGGGAAAGACAGAATGTTGTTTCTTAGTTGTTTAACTATTTTAGCTATATGTGTTTTAGGAGTATTAACTTTTTTAGGCTTGAAAATAACAATCAGTCTTATTGTAGATTTATTTTACGATGAAATTAAGAAAAGGAAACTATAATTGAGAATCACAAA